TGATTGCGAGAGTGCTCGCATGCGCCAGGGCTTTGCTCCTTGGTGAGAAGGCCGGCAGGACCGCTGATCTTGTTCTTAGCGTTCTTGCTGGTGTCCTTGCCAGCGTCGGCCTGCTTCGGAGCAGCCGTACTGTAGATGATCTTCCCACGATGGTTGACCATCCTATTCTCAGATGCAGACATGCCACCTCCTGGATTGTTGAAATCTTTGACAACCGGGCTTAGGCTGTCATGGAAGGTCTCGCCAGATTTCATGGCTTGTTCCGATCCTCCTTGCTGCCGCCCTTTGCTGAGCCCTCGGGGGGATCAGGGTCATGGACCGGGCTCTGCTTCGGGGGCTCAGTCTTCGGGGGCTCCTTGGGAGCCAGGGGCTTCGTCTGCGGAGGCTCCACCTTTCTGGGGGCTACATTGCCCTTGCCAGGCATGTCGTTGGGACCAGGCTTGCGAGTCTGGGCCTGGTTCTGGAAGTTGCCATTCTCGTCAGCCTTCTTAGGCTTGTGCTCGTCAGGCATACCGTTTCCTTTCCATCTAAAGCCTTGTGAGATTGATCGTACGCCTGCTGGCTTAAACTGCTTCCTAAGCACTCGCAGGGCCATCGTTTTCTCCGTCGTGTGACTTTATATATATGCGATCATGCGGTGGGCGGCAAGCCCGATGCCGGCCCCTCCAATTGGTTGATTGCCGCAGGGACCTCCGACCCTCCTCCCACAGGTGTTCCACCCGACGCTGCCCCTGGCGCTGAGGCGCCTTGCTGGCCTCCACGCCCCAGCATATTGGCAGCACCCTGCGTTCTCTCGATCTCAGCATTCTGGGCCGCTGGCATCTTCTCGTCCAGGTCCTTCTCCAAATCGTCTGGATTGAAGTTTAGCCTGGTCATCAGATAGCGCAGACTCTTCTGGGCACTGAAGTCCTTTTGGTACTGCTGGAACAGCAGGGGATTTGTAGTGATAGCCTGCATCATCGCCATGAACTTCTGGAAGTCCAGCGCCTTGGCCATCGTGCCCGACAGACCAAAGACCCGAAATTGGCTCTTCCCGGCGAACAGGGCATAGCGCTCCTCTGGGCTGGCTCTCATCAGGAGGACTGCCACTGTCTTATCTATGACAGAGGGAATGATGTAGGGAGGAAGATCATCTGCGTTCTGCAGGATCGTCAGCCACGACTTCCGCAGCACGCCCTGTATCCACAGCTCCATGTCTGCGATCAGGCCATCCAGCGTCACTGCTTGTGACTGACTCGCCTCCACGACCTCCGTAGCTCGAACCTGCTTCGTGGGCAGATTGCCAACCTTCAGCTCATTCGTGAGAACACTCTCATTAAACTCTCGAACGACTGCCTCATAGACTGCCATAGCATCGTTGGGGACGTCGCCTGTGCTAACTGTCTCCAGGACCTTAGCATTATGGGGCAGGGTCTGTTTGACAGCTAGGGTCTGTCCCTGCCTTACTCCACCTTCGACTTGGGAAGGATCCTCCAGGTCCTCGATCCGAAGTTGGCGGATGCCCCATACAGCAGCCATGCCACCGTCCAGGATCAGGTTGAACAACTCATTAATGGCAAGGTTCAAAGCGCTGCCGTCGTCGTACAGGGCCTTGTGCCAAACGCTGAATGGAACCCTCAGAATAGGACTGGTACAGAAGGGACTCTCCTGATGCCAGAATGGATTGGGCTCTGGCTTCCTGATGAGAAACTTATCATTGGCGAGGGTTGCTACGCAGTTGCGATGCGCTACCGTCCCATCGTCCTTTAGCAAGGTCCCCCAAAACTCGTCGATGACTACTCGCTTTCGGAAGGATGGACTGACAGTCTCAGCCTGGTTCCTGTCACTCTCAGGTCGCTCCTCATCCTCAGGGCGCTTAAAGTCGGTATTGATGAGGAGGTCAACAGCGTCTTTGTCGTAGATGCCCTCTTCCGCCATGAGCATGACTTGGTCGAGATCCCTTTCGACTCTATGGATTTCATACAGCCCGCGTCCTGTAGGATCTGGATAATAATCCTCTGCTCGTACAAGGTCAATTCTGAGCTTCCACTCATCGGTCTCCTCCATCTGGAGCGTATGCTCTACCTCGGGAGCGCCTCCGCCCTCGGGCGTAAGGGGCTGGCCACGCTCATAGCGGTACTTCCGGGTAGGCATCATGCCCCCGTGCACCTTCAGGATCATCAGACTCTCAAGAAGGCCGTTCTTAACAGCATCAGAGATGACTATGGGCAACACAGTGGTCATGTTATTCTGCTGCCAGAGGTCATTTAGGAAGCAATTTAGGATAGCGCGGACCTGACCACCAGAAATGACCTGTCCTACACTCCTATCAAGCTCCACAGAGTACCAGTCGCCGAACTTCATCAGTCCGCGCTTGATAAAGGCACACATTTGCTCGATAGAAGTGCTAGTTTTGGGCAGAAACTCGGTAGATTGACCCTCTTGCTTGTGAGACCAGTCTTGCCGGCCGAAATACGCCTCTCTATTGATCCTATTCTGGATCAGACGCTGCCCTCTAGCGTCTTCTGCCTCTTGTCGGTACGCTTTAATGGCCTGAATGACAGAGACCGTGTCTCCATCTGCGACCGGAACGTCGTCACCTGGCATCTTTTGGGCGGCATCTGCCATATCTCGGCCCTTGAGTGGTATATTTCTGCCTCTTGGAGACATCATACACGCATCGGATGTGAACTCCAATGCGATTTTCGGCGTCCGAGTTCATCGGAATGTTGCAAACTCGGCAGTTGCGCCGTTTTATCTCCACTCTACCCAGGGCCTTCTGGAGAAATTCACCGTCTTCTGCCGAAGCCATATCCGGGACTCGCTATTGTTACGCTTCGTCTGATGTGTTCCGAGGGGGGCTGGACAGGCTCTTCAAAAGATATCCAATAGCCCAGCGCGTCAGATGTATGGGTTCGGCGAAAGTAGGGATCTTTCTTGTTTCGGACCTTGAAAATACCTCCTTTTTGGTCTCTAAGGACACCCTCAAGGTCTGAGATGAGTTCCATGCAGCTTGGGTCAACTTGCAGCCGAATGAGCCCTTTCTCGTCTTTGCACAATCTATTGACAGAATTGACGCGATCAGCGACTCTTGGGTTTTCGGGGGGCACTCGCATCTTAATAGGCAGGTTGAAATTCCGCATCTCTTGCATGATGACGAAATAGTCACTCTTGCCGGTCTGGCCAATCCTGCGTTCACTGGTGGCGTCTCCATAGAGCCATATCTCCGCCTCATGTCGGGGGAAGTGCATCCTGAACATCTCGCACATCTCAGGGATGTTCCCCTCGTCCAGCACGATCTCCTTGTGCACTCTGTAGAGGCCTCCATCGACCTGACAGACTAGGGAGACCATGGGCTCGACATTAAAGTCCCACGTCCAGCACAGAGGACGCCGCATCGATATTTCTGGTTGTTCACGTACATGAAGTTCTCGCTGGAAGGAGGAATAAGCCCTCGCCCCACCAATTCCAGGAAGCCATTCTCCTTCAAGACGAATGCGTCTACTAAGGCTTCCGAGAGGATAGATACTCTCAAGACGACTAATTTCATCTCTTGCAATGCCGGGGTTGTCATAGATCGATGCTCCAAACAGGGCTGCATGTTGTAGCTTGCCCATTTTCCATGGCTGTATCACCTTGGAGAAGACCCACGACGTCGTAGTGTTTATGCCCTCAGGAGGGAGGATCGTCGCTGTACAGAAGAAGAGCAGTGGGCGTGCGCCCACGCGGATGACCATCTCTTCATAGATCTCCCAAGGATGCTCCTCGTCCATGTGGACCCAGTCCTTCTCAGCACCCTGATACTTCCTCCTTCCCGAGTCCGCTGACTTGAAGCCTATCAGAGAGCCATTCTTCAGTTTAAGTATCTGGTCATCGACCCGCCAGTCGGCGATCTCGTGGGCAGGGATAAACGGAGGATGCTTTTGGCCACCTGGTACAAAGCCATTGTCAAAGTACTTGGGTTGGATGACATCTCGAGAGGTAGGAAAATCAAGGGCGGAGACCCATCCTGAGGTGGCACGATCCAGCACCTGCACAGAAGATGCTGTCCCATCACTGTTTGTTTGAACTTTTCCTGAGGGAACACCGAACCTCGCGAGAGAGGCACCAGTATAAGCTCCTGCATCTGACTTTCCACTCCTGTTCGCTGCAATGAACCAGTTCTCGGGCGATTTGCGCTCTAGCACTGAGCTGACAAAGGCCCTTTGTTTACTGTGAAGTTGATAGTTGCGAAGGGGGTCCCCTTCACGACGCCTTTTAAGCTCTTCCGCTAGGGCAAGGAGGTGCTCTCGCTCTACGCGGGCGTCAAGACCAAGGGGAGGATAGACATCTGTCATAGGGTCGTCCTGGTGTTGCCGAAAGGATACAAGACAAAAAAATGTCGCAATTCAATGGGTTAGCGCTGGGCTGGCGGGAATTTACGTGGCATAATGCACGAATTGTGGCGCTCAGGCAAGGGGTACTAATGACCGCTAATCCAACAATGGACCTCCATGTTACTCAGTACATGGAATGTCTGCTTCAAGCTCTGTCTGGTCCACAGATGACCAAGGAGGCTATCGCAGAGAGAATGACAGGGGAGCTATACAGAGTACTCTCCAGCTTCCAGAAGCAGGTCATTGAGGAGGTTATTGATCAGTATCAGGGTCATCTTGATAGTATCACCACTAACAAGGACAAGCTAATCGCTGAGGTCAGAGCCGAGCGTGACATAGCCAACACCATCGCTGTCAAGATGCAGACAGAGCTCCTCATGATGCGCCAGAAGATCAAGGCTCCCAAGACCCGGCAGCAGAAGGCAACTGGCCGCAAGCGGAGGAGAGCTGCCTAGTGACGTATGTTCTGGTCCTGCGGGACACTGAAAAGAAGGTATCCAGGGTCTGGCATGGAGCGAGGGGATATAGTGTCATCTATCGTGCCCTACAAGCCATACGACGTCAGCAGATAAGATGGCCTAACAGTACAGATGACTTTATCCTAGCTCATTATAAGGTCGATATGTCGGCCGAGGTCATTGCTCAGCACCTGTCCAAGAGGCTAGGTCGGACAGTGACTAAGAACGCTGTCATAGGACGGGTCACCAGGCTGAAGAGGCATGCACATGAACAACTGGGATAAGCGGTTCCTGGGCCTAGCTCATCACATCTCAATGTGGAGCAAGGACACTAGCACCCAGTGTGGAGCTGTCTTGGTAAGGCCTAACAAGTCCATCGCCTCGATGGGCTTTAATGGGTTTCCCCAGGGAGTGCATGACAATCCTGAGACCCTGGCCAACAGGGCTGACAAGCTCAAGCGTATTATTCATGCAGAGATGAATGCTCTGCTATTCCTGACAGAGCCTGCATTTTCACTAACAATGTATGTCTGGCCAATGTTGCCTTGCCATCGGTGCGCCGTTCATATAATACAGTCAGGCATCATGAGAGTGGTCTCGAGAAAGGGGGACATCGCGAGGTGGGAGGAGAGCACTGACTTGAGTAAGGCTCTCTTTAAGGAAGCAGGCGTAGATGCAGAGGAGATCGAAGATGAAAGCGTTATCATTGGCGATGGTGGGTCTGGGGGCACTGCTGGCATCCTCTGGGGCACTACTGGCAGCAGACAAGGGAGGCCCGACTACGATCTTTGACGACTATCCAAGGTCGGTTAAGGATCAGCCTGCTCGAGCCGCGAGGCCTGGATACTTCTATGTGGGTGTCACAGCAGGGCAGACCTACAGCAAGGACGAGCTGTTCGACGACAGGATCCAGTTCTTCGACAAGGACAGGAACTGGGTGGCCGGCGGCTATGTCGGGTTCATGGTGAGG